CTTGCCGGACGTGCGCGCCGTTGTGGCGGCGGTGCCGGAGACACGGCAGGAAGTTAGCGTTCCTGCCGTGTCTCCGGTGCCTCGTCCTACTGTTGTGGCGTCGTATGGGATTGTGGTGGTGGTCGACCTGCTGAACGTGTTGGTGCGGGCCTATCATGCGGGTCCGCCTAATCCGGTGGCGGCGGTCCGGTCGTTTTTGCAAACGGTTGCAAACATTTTGGAACGGCTGTCTCCGGAGTATTTGCTCTTTGCCGACGACGGGGGGCATGTCGAGCGGTCGGGATTGTATCCGGATTACAAGGCGAATCGATCTCCGAAACCTGCTGAGCTCGTTGACGCGATCGAGTTGGCTCGCCGGGCCGTGGTGGGCGTGGGGTGGCCGCTGATCCGGTGCGAAGGCTGGGAAGCCGACGATGTGATTGCCAGTCTGGCCGAATCGGTGGCGACGCGGGCCAGTGGGTTTTTCGTCGCGAGCTGCGATAAGGATTTGCTGCAGTTGTGCGTCTCTGGATCCGGGGTCAAGGTGTACCATCCTTGGGACGGGGGAAAAATCCTCGGTTCCAAACACGTTGAAGAAAAATACGAGATTGCGGCCGGCCAGTTCGGGGATTACTTGGCTTTGTGCGGTGATGCCTCGGACGGCGTTCCGGGTGTGCGTGGGATTGGTCCGAAAAAAGCGGTTGATCTGTTGTCGAAGTATCCGGATTTTGAAGCCGTGCTGGAAGCGGGGCGGTGTCTGCTGGTACTTGGTGCCGTGGGCAAGGCATTGCGTGACGATGCGGACGCGGCGCGGATGTCGCGGCGGCTGGTGACGCTACAGCGTCAATTGCCGGTGCCGGAAGCCTGGCATGATTTGCCGGCGACGTCTCCGTCGGCGGGATGGCGGGACACTCTAAGCCAATTGGATTTGTTCAAGTCGGTCAATCGGTTGGCTGACTTGTTACCGGTCGATGGTCGGGTGCGGCAAGGTTCGTCACTGATTGAAGTCCCGTTTGATCCGCGGTCGGTCCGTTGGGCTGCGACAGTTCCGGGGGTGGCTGAGGTGGTCGACGTGGTCGACGCGGTCGAGGTGGTCGAGGTGGTCGAGCTGCAGGAGCTCGCCTCCGTCGCGGTGGCGGTGCCTGCCGTCGATGATTTTCTCTGGGTGGATGAGATGCCGGTCTTGGCTCGGGTGTCTCCGTCGGCCTCGTTGGAAGAAAAATGTCGGTCGGTTTTCGCGAACGTATACCGCCGGTGGAAAAAAGGTCAGTCTCGACCGTTGCCAGAAGCCGAAAACGGCTGGCGAAGAGATACCGCGTTTTTTTATGTGGAACAATTGGCTTGGGCGGGGTTGCCGTTTTCGATGGGGCCGTTTGCTGAGTCTGTTCAGAATCAAAAGTCTGTCATGTCTTCACCTGGGCCGGTTGAGCCGGTCCGGGTTCCTGCTGGTTCGTTGTTTTAGCCTGCGAGAATTGCGGGCGTTTGCAATCGAAAGGATTTCGAATGGGATTTTGCGTTTTGACTCGCTGCGAGGGCGAACGGATCGTGATGACGGTCGAGGGGGAATCGGGGCCGGTTGAAATTGTGATTTCGTTTCAAGTGGCGTTTTTGGGGCTTCCTGAAGGGGTCTCACCGTGAGTTCGAAGCCGCTGAGCGGCTCGCGGCTGGCGTTTGGTGAGGATTACCCGAAGGATCGAACAAATCGATATTTGTTTCAAATGCTCGATCTGTTGTTGGTGCCGGTGGTGGCTCGTGCGTTGGGCAAGTCGGGGCTTAATTTGGTCCGGGTTATTGTCTCGATGGAAAATCAGATGTTTTTTCGTCAAGCGGTATTGATTACCGATGACGATTTGCGGCCTCGTGTTGACTGCTCGGAAAAAACTCTGGTCGAGGCTCGGCGGCGGTGCATTGCAGCCGGATGGATTCATTACGAACCTGCGACGATGGGGCAAAGTTCGCGGATTTGGACGAAGGTCCCTCAGTGGGTCGATGTGAAGTTTTCCGACGGAACGCGGTGGAGAAATTCCACTGAAACCTCCACCAGTAACTCCCCTGAAAAGTTCACTGAAACCTCCACCAGTAACTCCCCTTCTTTATCTTCTGCTACGTCTTCGAAATTCATCCTTTCCGACGTGACGGAGGAATGGACGGAGGTAGAAAAGCTATTGAAAACGGCGGGGGTGGAAACGATTGTCGAAACTGTTGCGGCGTGTTGCAGGAATGGCTTGAAATCGGTTGAAGCGGTCGAGTTAATCGACTGGTGGCAAAAACATTCCAGCGGCTTTGACAGTCCGTCCGGGGCATTGGTGACCGGGTTGAAGAATTTTCGGCCTGGCGTTGCTGGGTCTCGGTTTCCTCGGGATTTGGCGGGCTGTTTTCCAAAATTGCGTGAAGGGTATTTGGACGCGTTGGCGGCGACGCGGCGAACGGCGGCGGATGCGGCGGCGGCGGCGACGCGTGCTCGCGAAGAATCGAATTTGGTCGAGCGCAAGCGGGAAGAAAAACAATTGTTGCTCGCCTGGGAAAGCCAGTTCGGCGAGGTGCTCAACGAAATGGAAGATTCCGAATTGGCTTCTGTTATTGAACACGGTTGGTTGCTGGAACATGCGAAAAAACTCGGTCGAAATTCGGATTTGGTTCGGCCGCTGTTGCTTGCTGAATTGGCGAGGTTTTTCGGGGGATCGTCGGAAACTGTGGTCTCAATGAAGAGCTGAGATTCGTTCCGGGAAGACGTTTCTAGTTGGTTTTGTGTTTTTCTTGTTGTTTTTTTGGGGGAGGTTTTTCATGGTTGAAGGGTTAAAGACGTTGGCGGCGGAACGGAAAAGCCGGGCGAAAGCGGCGAAGGTTGCGAAACCGTCTAAACCTGCTGTCAATATTTTCGAATCGCTGGAAATTATCATGACGGCGTATATTCCGGTGGCCAATATCGTGCCATCACGGCACAATCCGCGCAAGGTTTTCGATGAACGGTTAATCACTCGATTGTCGCAAAACATTGCAGATATTTGCGAACTGAATCCGATTACGATTCGTCAAGAAACGAACGAGTTGATCGACGGTGAAACTCGGTTGCGTGCGGCGATTGAATCGGGGGTGCCCGCGCTGCGGTGTATCATTGTCAAATGTACGGACGAACAAGCGGCGATTGCGCGGCTTCAGTCGTCTATGGATCGAGCGGAACTGAATGCGATTGATAAGGGCAGGGCATTTCAGGCAATGTTGGAACAACAGGACCTGACACAACGTGAGTTGGCGGAAATGTTGGGGATTGATCAAAGTACCATCGCCAATTTAACTCGGCTGTTAAAGCTGCCTGGGGAGTGGCAAGACAAGGTGATTGCGGGCGAAATCACGGGGTCGGCTGCGCGAGATTTGGTCCCGTGGGCGAATGAACCAGCGGTGTTGGATAATTTGTTAAAACGCATGATTTCCATGAATCCGGATAAGTTTGCCAGCGAATTTCGTTGGGAGTTGCAAAACGCGATTGAGTTGGGATCGAGACCTATGAAAGGGAGTTATCTGAAAAAAGATGGTTCGCGTTGGTGTTCTGTCGTTTTCACGAAGTTGTCTGATGCTGATCGCGAATTGTTGCGGATTAGAAAAATTAAATTTCACGACGATGGTCCCGAACCTGAAGAGGAACGCGCTTTCAACGTGGAATTGTGGCAACAATTGCAAGACGGGGAAGAAGACCTGCGGGTCGCAAAACTTGAAAAACGCGAAGCCATTTATGCGAAAAACGGAACTGCAGCAAAAAACGTTGATGCTAAAAAAGCGGAAGAACTGAGTTCAAAATCTGCGTTGAAGTTTTCGAAGGATTTGTTTGAACATAAAATCTGGTGGTTGCAATCGCGCTTAGTGGATTGGGTGCAACGACTGGCGAACGAACAAGAATTAGCTGCGTTGGCTATGTGGTTTGCCATGTCGAGCGGCGCGGGCCTCCGGGGAAGAACGTTCCGAAACATTTTACGAGATGATGTTCGAAGCGTGAACAACGAAGATTTAATGTTTTTAATGAAGTGTTCCGGAAAAATTACGACTGATCCGGATGATTATTGGAAAAAAATTCGGCAGCTATTAGCGGTTTGGATTTCTGAAAACGATTATCGGTTGAATGATTCCGCGTTCCCCTCCGATGCGATTTTGAAGCTGGCAAACGAATACGAGATTCATATCGCCGAACAGTGGACATTTACTCTGTCAATTAAGGAAGAATCCGGTGGGTTTGGCGGTGCGTCGACTGTGTTACCTCAATTTTTAAAGATTTTCACGGTTGAAGGGTTAAAGTCGTTGGCGGCGGAATGGAAAATTCTGCTTTCTTCGAATTCGTTAAATCGGCAAGCGTTAATTGCGGAAATTGAATCGAGCACGCAAAAAAAACCTGCGCCAAAGTGCCTTGTGAACGTGAAGCCGTGTTCGTTGGTTTGATGATGATGAGTGCAAGTTCTGGCTTGAAATGAACCTGGGGCTGGGGGGCGTGGTCGTGCGGGAAATTGCGTTGGTGGTGGCGACGATGGTTTTTGGCTGGTCAATCGGTTTGGCGGTTGATGCGGTGTCGTTGGCGCGTGCGGTGGCGGCCGAAGATCGCGCTGACGCGGTGTTTATGCTTGGGATTGTGGATCCAGTTGTTCTAACTACCAAGGCGGATGGTCAGGGATTGGCTGCGGTGGAAGTGCGTTGAGTGTCTTAAACGAAATGGGGTGCTAAATGGTGCGAGAAATTGTGAGTCATCGGGTCAACGGGCTGAATGAATTGCTTCGAGTGGTTGCGGTCGATGAGCCGGGGGCCGGTGGGGCCAATCACGAATATATGATTCGGCTGGATACGACTGTGCCGACAAGTGGTTCGTTTGCCTGGAATACGATCAAATTTCAGCACGGGCCGATTTTGGAAGTTGGCGTCAACGGGATTTCGAACGAAGCGTTGCTGGCCATAGTTGAAGACCGTTTGGCGTCTTTTCAAGAGGGGCCGTTTGCGTGCCGCGAAAACGCGGTGGCGTTGACCAAAATTCAAGAGGCGATGATGTGGTTGCAGTGTCGGACGCGCGGCCGGATCATGCGGGGTGTGGAAGGGACGTCCGAAACTTAAAAATGAAACCGGAATCAAATGGTTATTATTGGTATTTGCCAAGCGAAGAGTGCGCCAAAAAACTGAGTCTATTACCTGATCGATCAATTGTGTGTCGTGTTTACAACGTGGAATTGATCTGGTGTGTCGAATTGCCGTTGGGGCCGGTTGACGTTTCAAAAATAGATGGCGATTGGGAGCCGATTATCGAACCCAACAGAATGGTTCGCGAAAGTGCGAATCGAATTGTGAAGAGAATTAAAAATCGTTTTGCCCAGCAAGGTCTTGATTGGGAAGTTGAGCAACAACAACAGGCCGAATCGCTCAGGGGTTGAATCGGGAGGATGGGATGCAATCGAGTTGGCGGAATCGTGCGAAACCAATTATAGCGGCGTATGATGGCGACAATGTCAACGAAACCGAAAACACTGAGGGAACGAAGTCAGCGGGTGCGGGGGAAACTCAACGCGGAAAAGGCGTGCGCGATCATTCAGCGGGCATTTGATGGGGCGTCGCGGAAATTGCTGGCAATCGAATATGGGGTGTCACTCGACGTCGTCAACAAAGTCATCAAGGGCCGTTCTTGGGTCGCCGAGACGGTCGAGCTGCGGCGGGAGCTGATTCGGCAGATGAATCGGATCGCGTCTTCGCGCTGAATGGGCTTTGTTTTGTCGTATAGCCTCGTTTCTTTGGGCCGGGGGAATCGTCGTCTGGTTCCTCGGGCAGTTGTAGCGCGTCGATCCAGTTGCATAGTCGCGCGCGTAATACCTCTCGGATTGTCTGGCCGGTTCGGCGGGCGAAGGTTGTTAATTTGGTGTGCCGGGCTTGCTCAAGCTCGCAACTGGTTGATACGAAAATGCCGTTGGAATTCATGCGCATTGGGTTCGTTCCTTGAATTTGACAAAATTCGTTCACGGAGGTTTATTCCGTGTGTCGCGACGAATAGGTGGTTGCCGTACTCAGGGACGAGTGCGGCAATTATCGTTTGTGTTCTGTGAAAAGCTAGGTCAATTTCAGGGATGATATCATGGCTCGGCCTGGTGCGTTGGGTAAAGATTTCACGGTCAAATCGATTGAGGACTGCGATTTAGTACTGGCCGAAATGGGCTGGTTGCGGTCGCAATCCGATGCGATTAACGCTCGGTTGGATCAACGGATTGTCGAAGTGAAAACTTTGGCCGGGGCGGCGTCCGTGTTGGAAATTGATGATTTCAAAATTCTGATTTGCGATCGGTTCGAAGTGCTGGAAAATGCGCTTTTGAAGTGGGTCATCAAACACGGTGACAAACATTTGGTCGGCAGCAAGGATCGGTCGGTAAAGCTGGCTCATGGTACGATCGGGTTTCGGCAAGTGCCGCTCAGTGTGACCGTGCCGAAGAAAACCGATGCGGCTGTCGTCGAATCGATTGATACGCTGTTGGGCGGGGTGCTGAAAAAATTGCGAGGCGGAATTCAGCGGTTGTCGAAGGCCTTCGGCTTGATGATTTGCGAGCTGGTGTCGATCGAATTCACGGTCAATACGTCGGCGATCAAGTCGGCGATCAAGGAAAAACGTTACACGGCGGACGCGGCGCGAGACCTGGGCCTCGACGTCGTTGAACCATGGGACCGGGCGGTTTACACGTTGCCGGAAGTCGATCTGTCCAAAATTTCGTGAGAAATCAGCGCGAGGCGGAACGGGAACTGAGCCGGGGTTTTAAACACGTCAATAATCGGGCCCACACTCAACCTTTCCGCTTCGCGTTGTTTTGTTTGTCAGAATTTGATTAAGTTTCTCGATCGGTTTTCCTGGGGGCGTTATCTATGGTCGATGCGGCCTCGGAAAACGACGATCGACATCGGGACGCGGCCAAACGACATCGCGATGCGATGGCGAAAAAATCTCGAGACGATTTCAAATCTGTCGCCGAAATTGGCGAAATTCCGCCAGTCGGCAATCCGGAACGGCGTGAATCGTGTCGGTTGGATTTGCACAATTTTCTACAAATCTATTTTCCGGGGACTACCGGGAAAAGTCCGTTTTCACGCGATCATTTGCGCGTGATTGCGCGGCTGCAGGAAGCGGCGACTCAGGGGGGGCGATATTTTAACCTGGTCTATCGTGGGTTCGCAAAAACCACAATCAGCGTCAACACGTGCCTGTGGGCGTTGGCCTATGGGCATCGGCACCTGGTGGTGCTGATTGGGGCCAATCGCGATGCGGCGAAGGACCTGTTGGACCAGTTCAAGGCGGAACTCGAAACCAACGATCTGTTGTTGGAAGATTTTCCGGAGATTTGCGTCGCTGTCAAAGCTCTCGAAGGGAAAAACCAACGTTGCAAAAGTCAGTGCCAAAGCGGGGAACTGACTCGGATTGAGTGGACGAAAGATCGGGTCGTTCTGCCGACGATTGCCGGGTCGGTGGCCAGTGGCGGCGCGGTGGTGACTCGGGGGATTACCTCGTCCATCCGGGGGATTGGTCATCGTCGGGCGGATGGGACGCAACAACGGCCGGATTTGGTCATCAATGACGATCTGCAGACGGATGCCTCGGCTGATTCGCCGCGGCAAGTGTCGAAGCGGCTGAATACGCTTTCGAAAACGATTATTAAACTGGCGGGGCATGACTCGACGATCGCTTGCGTGGTCAATGGTACGATCATTCAACGGGATGATCTCATGGACCGGCTGCGGGATCCGCTGCAGTATCCGGGGTGGCAAGGTGAGACGGTTCAGATGGTATCCGCCTGGTCGGATGCTCACGAGACGCATTGGTTGGGTGAATACGCTCGCCTGAGAAAGTCGTTCGATCCGGCGATGCCTGGCGATCAAGACCGCGCGAAAGCCGAAGCGAACGCGTATTACCTGGCTCATCGGGTCGCCATGGATACGGGCTGCGTGGTGTCGTGGGAACACTGCTACGATCATGACCTTGAAGTGTCTGCGATTCAACACGCGTACAATTTTTTGATCGACGATGGCGAAGACGTGTTCGCTTCGGAATGTCAACAAAATCCGCTGCGGTCGGACGAAGATCAAGAGAAGCTGACTCAGAAGGATATCATCCACAAATTAAGCGGGTTGGCGCGGCGCGAAGTTCCGGGGAACGCTGAAAAGCTCGTGTGCTTCATCGATACTCAGGACGAATCGTTCTGGTTTGTGGTGGTCGCCTGGACTGCGGATTTCGCTGGGTTTGTCGTCGATTACGGGGCTTGGCCGGATCAGCATTCGCTGGATGCGAGCAAAAAAAAACTGCGTCAAAGTCTGTCGCAAAAATACAAATCGTTGAAAACTCGTGAAGCGCGTTGGCGGGCGGGGCTGTCCGATCTCTGCGACGAAGTACTCGCTCGGGAATGGCTCGATTGTGAGGGCCGCGGCCATACGATCGCGGCGGCGTTTGTGGACGTTGCCGACGGTGACTCGTCCCTCGAAGTGAGGAGCTGGGTGAAGGCCTCGACCAAGTGGAACAAGATTTTACGGCCGTCGATGGGGGCGAAGATGCGGCCGGGGCAAACGAGTTTTGCTTCGGCTAAAAAGGGGAAGGACGAACTCCGCCGTGGTCTCAATTGGGTCGAGAATCGAGACAAAAAAATTCGGGGCGGTTCGATCACGACAATTGACGTCAATTGGTGGAAGTCATTTTTGGTCAATCGGTGGAAAACGTCTTCGCCTCGACCGAAGGGAGATCCGGGGTATCGACCGTGCGAGCCGGGCGGGCTTTATTTGTGGGGGCTGGATCCGATTGTTCATTCGACGTTCGGAAGTCATCAGACTGCCGAATATGCCAAACGACTGACCGATGCCAAAACGGGTATCGCGGTCGATTTTTGGGATCTAAAACCGAATCGACCGGATAACGAGTACTTCGACGGCCTGGTCGGTTGCTGCGTGCTGGCCAACATGGTTGGCGGAATCGAGCTGCGGGACAGCGGGTTAAATCTGGCCTCTTCGAAGGGCCGGAAACGGTTGACGGCGGCGGAACTCAAGGAATTGAGGGAGCGGAAAAAGAATGGCAACTGAATCCTCCCAGCGGGCCGGGGTGCGGTGTCCGAAGTGCAATTGCGGGGTCTCGCGGGTGTATTACACGCGTGGGCGGAACGGGGTGGAAAAGCGGGTCCGAATTTGTGGCTCTCCGATTTGCGGGGCGAAGTTTGCGACGACGGAAAAGGTGACCGGTTCGTAAAAGTTCCATAGGTGGAACTGGTTTCGAAATTTTGCTGCGATAGGTCGATCGAGTGGGGCACCACTGACAAAATTTCGGTCATAATTTGTGCATGAACGAAAAAACCCCCCTCGAACAGACGATTACGGACCTGGCGGCGATACCTGCGTCGGCCACTGTTGACGGGACTTCTACGACGGAGCGGTCAGCCAGTGACCTAATCGCTATGGATCAGCATTTGGCCGGGAATCAGGCGATGCGGAAGCCGGGGTTCGGCCTGGTGAACCGAAAGATTCGACGCGGCGGGGCTTTGGGATAGGGTTAAATCATGGCCTTTGTTATTCCTTTGCTGTCGCGGTTGTGGGGTCGAGCTCGCCCAACGATGCAAGCTCGCCGATCTCAACTGGTTGCTCAGGCGGCCATGAATCGCGTTGCCAAAATGCGTGCGCGTTACGATGCGGCGCAAACGACTTCTGAAAATTCTGAACACTGGCGGCAAGCGGATGAACTGAGTGGCCGGGCGGCGAATTCGTGGTCAACGCGTCGCACACTGCGGACGCGGGCGCGCTACGAAGTCGGCTCAAATTGTTACGCGTCGGGGATGCTGTTGACGGTTGCAAACGATGTGGTCGGGACTGGTCCGCGTTTGCAAATGGCTTTGCAAGAAACCGAAAATAACCAAGTCATCGAACGTGAGTTTATGGCGTGGGCTCGGTCAATCAATTTGCCGTCAAAACTGCGGACGGCGGTTTTGACGAAAAAACGAGACGGCGAAATCTTCATAAAGATGATTACCAATCCGGGGCATGGCTCGCCGGTCTGGTTGGATCTTGAGTTGCTGGAAGGTGATCAGTGTTGGACTCCGGCCTTTGTGCCGGACAAAGCGCACGTCGACGGAATCGCCTTTGATCAATGGGGCAATCCGGAATCCTATGATCTGCTCGATTGTCATCCTGGCGACGATTTTCCCCTGAACAATTGGACTCCCAAAAAAGTCGCGGCGGCGGATGTGTGCCATTGGTTCCGAACGGATCGGCCTGGGGCTCGCCGGGGTATACCGGAAATCACTCCGGCGCTGCCGCTATACGCTCAACTGCGCCGGTTTACTCTGGCGGTAATCACGGCGGCGGAGACTGCTGCCGATCATGCCGGTATTCTGGAATCGACGGCCAGTTCCTCGGGGGACACGGACGGCGATCTGTCCGCGGCCTCTCCATTTGACGAAGTGCCTTACAGTCGGGGAATGCTGACTGCGGTGCCGTTCGGCTGGAAACTGTCTCAATTGCGGGCTGAACATCCGACAACTACGTATGCCATGTTTAAGGCCGAAATATTGAACGAGATTGCGCGGTGCCTCAACATGCCGTTCAACGTCGCCGCAGGAAATTCGCAAGGCTACAACTATTCTTCGGGTCGGCTGGATCATCAAATTTATTTTCGCTCGATCGGCATTGAACAAGCTGATTGCGAAACCGTGATTCTTGATAAGGTGTTCCGGGCCTGGTACCGGGAAGCGCGTTTGATAAGGCGCGCTGATGGGTCGCCATTGGTGCCGGAAGTCGATCTGAGTTATCGGCCGTTCTCGTGGGCGTGGGATCCGGCGGAAGATTTGGATCCGGTGAAAACGGCAAACGCCAACATGATAAAATTGTCCAGCGGTCAAACGTCGATTCAACGAATGTTTTCTCAGCAAGGTCTGGATTGGGAAGTTGAGCAACAACAACAGGCCGAATCGCTCGGGATTACTTTGGTGGAATTCCGGAAATTGTTGGTGCAAAAATTCTTCGGCGCGTTGGCCGAAAAAGATCCGCGTCTGGACAAGCTCGAAGCGCGGCGACGGAAACAGAAGCGGGCGGGGTTGTGGCCAAAATGGTTGGGGGTTTGATCTATGGTTGTCCGATCTCTCGACATCGCGCGGCGCTCGTTGCTGCGATCGGCTGCGGTGGCGTCCTCGTTGACGCGGATGCGGGCTGGGTGGATCACGATAGGCAAGAATGATTTGCATGTGGAAGTCATTTCTGCCGGGGACATTGAAAAGGGTCCCGCTTCCATGAAGGGGGATCCGATCAGTTCGTTGAGCGATAAGTCGCGGCGGACGGAAAGACAAGCTCGGTCGGCTCACGCGTTGGCGGAAGGGCGTACCGGCCGTGACTACACGTACAAACGCAAAACGCGGCGGGCTACGGATCTGGGTTCGAAGTCGCGGATTGAACAATATGAATCCGCAAAATCGGCGGCGAAGGGGTCCGGGGTAAAAATTCATGAAGTGCTGGCAAGGATGCGCGATGCTCATCAATTGGCGTTGGAAGATTACGAACGTTCTGAAGGGTTGAGACGCGAAGCGCGCAAGTTGACGGGGCTAAATTCGTCAAATATTGAGCGCATAGAAAACGCGTACAAGGATTTTTCAAACCGAAAAGGCTTTGACGATGCTGTCAAAACCTTTATTGCCGAAAATCCTCATTCCAACATTGAGGAAGATATTGGCGCCTCTCAAAAAGTGTGGGACATGATTAAAGAGGGCAAGCAAGAACGGCCAAAATTGCACGATAAGGCCGTTGCGCAAACGGCGGTGGATATGCTGCGTAATTTGGCGAGAAAAGATCGAATGAGCGGAAAGACAAAAATCAATCTGACTGATGAGGACTTGCGGGAGGGTTGGGCGCCTCCCTCCCAACAATCCAAGCAAAGTCGGGAAGACGATTACGTTCCGTTCGGCCGTTCGCCTGGGCGATCTCGCCTGGTGTCGGCGTTGGCGGCGGGGCGCTCGGTGATGCTGCCAGCGGTCAAGGTGGATCCGTCGAAAATGCGGTTCATGGATGGAATGGTCCGGCTGCGGGCCAGTGCTGGCAAGGGACGGACGTTTCGCGAATTTTCGGGGTGCGCGTACAACGGCGGCGTGATGTATCCGTCCATCACGGCGGGCGGGGTTACGTCGACGATGGCGATCGTGCTCGATCTCGATTCTCTGACAATTCCCAACGAAAATAGACCGGTGTTGGACGATCACGACGAAACGACTGACGGCGTGATTGGTCAAACGACAATGTTGGCAGTCCGGAAATCGGATTACACGTTGCCGGTTGCCGGTGTGCTGTACACGCGTAAAGCGAGGTCGCAAAAAATTTTGTCGGCGTCGGACGGCGGGCATCGATGGCAATTGTCGGTCGGGACTGACAATTTTCAAATCGAGGAAATTCCGGCGGGGCAATCCGTCCGGGTCAATCAACGGACGTTTCAGGGTCCGGTGTGTGTGGCGCGGAATGCGTATCTTACGGACCTGAGTTTCGTGGCGGTCGGGGGCGATGACACTACGTTTGCTGTCATTGCGGCGGGTCGGTCGACGGGTAAGTCGATCAGGTGATTTCTGCCGAAATATTTTTTGCGGCTGGGTTAAAACTTTTTTTTGAGGATGGTCAAAATGGAATTTGACAAATGGTTGAACGAGACTTTCAGCCTGAAGACGGCGGATTTGTCGGGGGTTCAACTGAAGAAATTTACCGCGATTTATGACGCGGAAATGGAATCGAGTCGCGCGACTGAAGACGACGAAGAGGAAACTCCGGAAGGGGACGCGATGGCTCACTCGAAGGCGAAAGCCTCGGGGACATACGTCAAGGCTTCGCGCGGGGAAACTCGCATGGCGGCCGGTGGCGACG